AGTTTAAAACATTACCAGCGGAAGAAATATCTTTTCCTCGGGGTTTGAATGGGCTAAATACTTATTCCGATCCAGTAATGTTGTTCAAAAAAGGCACACCCATTCATGTTCGTGGTGCAATCGTATATAACCACCATCTAAAACAATTGGGATTGACTAAGAAGTACCCACTCATACAAGAAGGTGAAAAACTCAAATTTACCTATTTGAGAATGCCAAATCATTTTAAGAATGATGTGATTTCTTTTCCAGGTAGAATACCTAAAGAGTTTGAGCTTGACAACTACATTGATTATGATGTACAATTCGACAAAGCATTTCTGGAACCAATCAGTGTTATTTTAAGATGCATGAAGTGGTCTGCGGAAAAAAATAATTCTTTAGAGGACTTTTTCAGATGATATTCTTAACGTTACTAACAGCAATAGCATTATCTGCCGTTGCTGGTTATTATTCTGTTATTGGTTTAGCGGAAATCTTTCCAGGTTCTTTCTGGCCAGTTATCATTATGGGTTCAACACTTGAAGTGGCTAAACTTGTAACTGTATCTTGGTTGTATAGAAACTGGAGAGAATGTCCTATACTAATTAAATCATATCTGTCAATTGCTGTAACTATTTTAATGTTGATTACATCCATGGGTATCTTTGGTTTCTTATCAAAGGCACACCTAGAACATTCAGCAGATAATGCACCACTTGTGGATAAAATTGCATTACTGGATGAAAAGATTAAAACGGAGAAAGAGAATGTCGAGGCAAACCGTAAGATTATTAAACAGTATGATGAGGTTGTGGACCAGACGATGGGTCGCTCAACAGATGAAAAGGGTGCCGACAAAGCGCAAGCAATACGCCGTTCCCAACAGAAAGATAGGATTAGAGTACTTCAAGAAATCCAACAGTCGCAAGCCACCATTGCCAAATACTCTGAGGAACGTGCGCCTCTATCTACAGAGCTTAAAAAGATTGAAGCGGATATCGGGCCAATCAAATACATTGCAGCCTTGGCGTATGATTCAGAGGCTGATGGTGACATTATTGACAAAGCGGTAAGACTTGTCATTCTATTGATTATTGTAGTCTTTGATCCTTTGGCAATTCTGTTGTTGATTGCATATAACATGTCTATGAAAGAAAAAGACGATGTTGAAGACTTTTTTAAACGTGTTAAAGAAACCACAAAAAAATTGGATAAAGATGCCAAACAAGTTGATGATGTAACGCCTGAAGTTGTACACGTTGAAGAACCAGTTGATCCTTATGCATACCTGAAACAACCATTCAAACACTTTGAGAATTTGAAACCGATGGTTGCAAAAAGAGAAGATACTGTAGAAGTTAAAAAAGATAATATGATTGTGATTGATGATATAACTGGTGAAACCATACCGCCAATTACACATGAAAAGGTAACAATTGAAACTCACAACACACGAAATTCTGTTATGTATGAAGAACATCATGTACCAGTAGAAGAACCTGTGAAAAAATTGGAACCTAAGTATGATTATGATGAACCGTATTCTTTTAAGGAAAAAGAAGTTCGTGATGCTGGTAAATTTTAAAGGATGAAACAATGAGTATATTAGACAAAATTAAAAAAAATAGCAGTATTAAAGATTCTGCTATCTTAGCTAAATCAAAATTCTTTAATGCTAAAGATATGATTCCAACAGCAGTGCCAATTATTAACGTGGCACTTTCTGGTAAGTTAGATGGTGGTCTGACACCAGGTCTTACAATGTGGGCGGGTCCATCCAAACACTTTAAGACAGCGTTCAGTTTGTTGATGGCCAAGTCTTACTTGGACAAATATCCTGATGCAGCGTTACTGTTCTACGATTCAGAGTTTGGTACTCCACAGTCTTATTTTGATAGTTTTGGTATTGACACTGAGCGGGTACTTCACACTCCTCTTACAGACATTGAACAACTCAAGTTCGATATAATGGCACAGTTGACACAATTAGAACGTGGTGATAAATTGATTATCGTCATTGATTCAATTGGTAACTTAGCATCTAAGAAAGAAGTTGAAGATGCTTTGGCGGAGAAATCAGTTGCTGATATGTCCCGAGCCAAACAAGTCAAGTCTTTGTTCCGTATGGTGACACCTCACCTATCATTGAAAGACATTCCAATGGTTGTTGTAAATCACACCTACATGGAAATTGGTATGTTCCCTAAAGCTATCGTTGGTGGTGGTACGGGTTCATATTACTCGGCTGACAATATTTTTATTATTGGCCGTCAACAAGAAAAAGATGGTACAGAAATTACCGGTTACAATTTTATTATTAACGTGGAAAAATCTAGATATGTCAAAGAAAAATCTAAAATACCTGTCAGCGTATCTTTTGACGGTGGCATTAGCACTTGGTCTGGTTTACTTGACCTTGCTATTGAGTCCAAACATGTGGTTAAACCAAAGAATGGTTGGTATCAACGTGTTGACTCAGATGGTGTGATTGAAGAAAAAAATTACCGTGAGAAGGACACCGACTCCAAAGACTTTTGGATGCCTATTCTGAAACAGAAATCTTTTCGTGATTTCATTGAGAACAAGTACCGTGTGGCATCCGGAGAAATTATGACAAGCAACATTGATGAAACATTTGATGTTGCAACCATGAATGGTGTATAATGATTGAGGGAATAGATTACTGCTACATCTATCCAAAGGATGACAAAACAGCAGTCAACATTAAATTTTTGGAAGGTCCTTATAAAGATACCATATTTAAATATGGTAAAGTTAAATTTAAGGAAGAAAGTGAACAGGTCTATTTACTTTTTGCTTACGATGTGTTACAATCACCAGTAAAGACACCAGCCAAGCTGGAAAAAGATGATGACTTTAAAAACTACATTGGTGACTTATTGGTGGAAATAATGTCATCTAACATGGAACAGGAAGTAATTGATGAAACTGGAACAGACGATTCTAAAGAATCTAATTTACAATGAAGAATATTTACGCAAGGTTTTACCATTTCTAAAATCAGAATATTTTACAGACAGAAGCGACAAAACATTATACAATGAAATTGCATCATTCACAGAAACTTACAATTCTACACCAACGGTTGAAGCACTTGTACTGGCCGTCAAAGAAAGGCGAAATCTCTCAGATGAGGAAGTGGAGAAGTGTGAATCTTATTTACAAGAGATTGAGAAAACTAAAGGTGAAGAATCCAAGGTTCAATGGCTTGTTGACAAGACCGAACAGTTTTGCCAAGAGAAGGCCATTTATAACGCTGTATTGGGGTCTATTTCAATCCTCGATGGCAAGGACAAAACAAATGACAAAGGTTCGATTCCCAAAATATTATCAGACGCCTTGGCGATAAGTTTTGACAATTCTGTTGGCCACGATTATCTTGAAAACTCAGATGAACGATATGATTTCTACCATCGTAAAGAAGAACGAATCCCTTTTGACTTAGAGTTCTTTAACAAAATCACAAAAGGTGGCTTACCTAATAAGACGCTTAATATTGCTCTTGCCGGAACTGGCGTAGGAAAAAGTTTGTTCATGTGCCATGTGGCTGCAGGCTGCATGGTGCAAGGCAAGAATGTTCTTTACATCACGATGGAAATGAGTGAAGAAAAGATTGCAGAACGTATTGATGCTAACTTATTGAATGTCACGATTGATGACCTTGTGAGTTTACCGAAAGATTTGTATGATAAAAAGATTAATAAACTCCGTGAAAAGACTGTTGGTAAACTTATTATCAAAGAATATCCTACAGCCTCTGCGAGCAGCATACATTTTCGCACCTTACTCAATGAGCTCAATCTTAAAAAGTCTTTTGTACCCAATATTATTTTTATTGATTATCTTAATATTTGTTGTTCATCAAGAATCAAGGCCGGAGCAAACATCAACTCCTATACTTATGTTAAATCCATCGCAGAAGAATTGCGAGGTCTTGCCGTTGAGTTCGGAGTACCTATTGTTTCTGCAACACAAACAACAAGAGGTGGCTTTACTTCTTCCGATCCCGGACTCGAAGACACAAGTGAGTCTTTTGGTTTGCCCGCTACAGCAGACTTGATGTTTGCTCTTATTTCTTCCGAAGAACTAGAAGAAATGGGACAGATTATGGTAAAACAATTGAAGAATCGTTATAATGATCCAACGCATTTCAAACGATTCACTCTAGGTATTGATAGGTCGAAAATGAGATTATATGATATTGAACAGTCTAGCCAAGATGGCATCACGGATTCTGGTCAAGATAAACCACTCAACACATTTGGTAACAGAGAGAAAACACAGAAGAAATCATTCGATGGATTTAAAGTATGAAATTAGAATTTAATGATGCAGTTCATTGCGCCAAAGTATTTGAAGATTACTTTGGTAGTTTTGACCGTATTGATGAGTATATGCGTGACCAAAAGTTGAATTCTTTGGCCGAATTGCCATCCAATCCTTTGTTTCCGATTGAAGATGAGTTGTTTCAAGACTTCACAATGAATCCAAAAAATATGAATTTTGAGGTTGTCGAGATTGATAATGAAACTTGGACCAATCTATTGAACATCACTTCATCTCATGTAAACATTCCGCCAGTTGGCCGCAATGTTAAACTGGCAGTGCGTGAAACCAATACAGGAAAGTACGTAGGATTCATCCGTCTTGGTTCACCTGTAATCAACTGTAAGCCACGTAATGATATGCTTGGTCAAGTGTTTACACAAAAACCTGAGTGGGGTAAACGATTCAATAATTCTGCAATGATGGGTTTTGTTATTGTACCTGCACAACCATTTGGTTATAATTACCTTGGTGGTAAATTGTTGGCTGCAATCTGCACTTCACATGAAGTACGTGAGATTGTAAATGTAAAGTATGGAATGAACCTGTGTCTCTTTGAAACAACTTCTTTGTATGGTAGTTCAAAGACTGTATCGCAATATGATGGTATGAAACCATATATCAGATATAAAGGTCTGACAGATTCCGATTTTCTTCCTATGATGCATGGTAAACCTTATTCTGACCTACGTGATTTCGTACAAGATAAAGTCGGACCTTTGGTTGAAGATGTTGCTTCTAGTAAGAAACTGAAAATCTCTATGAAGATTATTTCTCTCACTAAGGCTGCACTTAAAGGTACACCTGAAGGGGATACATTCATAGCAACGATTGGGAAAGCAAAAGGGTTGACAGAGCAAAAAAGATATTACACCAGTGACTATGGCTTTAAAAACATGGTTGACTATGTAAACTGTAAGACGGACGTGCTTATTCCTGGTGAAAACTATGAAAAACACAATCTGGTAAACTTGATTGAATGGTGGCGAAATAAGGCTTGCAATCGGTATGAAACTCTGTATAATGAGAAACGGTTAAAAACCGAACTAGAGATTTGGACTTCCGGAAAGGAGATTCAAATCATAAGATAAATACTTTCTTTGAAGGTGTTAAATGGCTTATACTTTTTTCCCAAAGACTGCAACGGAAATCAAGCAAACTCTAAAGGGTGACAAAGCAAAGATAGAAGATATAATCAATATCTTTGCTTATCTAAAATCAAAATTTCCAAAAGTTGAAACTCCAATCAATGTTGATCCTGCATCAATTGCTAAGATTAATGTTACAAGAGATTTACAAACGGATATTGACCTTGCTAAAATAAAAAGAGAAGCAAAGGTAACTAAAATTACCATGAAATTTGGTTCTGGATCATCTGGCGGCCGAGGTGTACAGAATAAAGGTAATGCATATGAGGGAGAACTTGCTGATGCATTGAGACAATGGTGGAAAGGTGAAAAGATAACCGACACAAAATTACTTCAAGCAGTTGATGATATAGTTAAACTTCATAAACTGAATAAATGTAAAAATCTAGAAGTTAAAGAGGTTGGTGAATTAAACAACAAAAGACCTTTTATATTCTCACCACAAGTTTTAATTTCATCTAAAATTCCTGTACGTGATAACAATCTGGGGCCCGTTGTTACCGACATTACATTAATTTGTGATAAGAAAGAAATCTTCCTAAGCTTGAAAACTGGCGGCACTGTTACCTTTTTCAACTCAGGCATCCGTACAGTTCTTTCACCAGCAGAAATCAAATCTGGTAAAATTACAAATAAAGATGGTTTAAAAATTCTTAATATGTTTAATATCAACGATGCATTGTTTTGTGATATCTACAATGGTAAATTAAAAAAAGGTTATGTTGAAGATGTTTGGAAAACAATGTCATCAAAACAGAAGAATGAATTGAAAAACTTTTTGATTTCTGGTGTTGGCCATGGTTATACTATCGTACATAAACTGACGGGTAAAACCGAAGTGTATGAAATTGATAAAGATTATATGACTTCGGCAGCAACGCCAAACTCATGTAATGTATACTATGGTGGTAAATCTGGTACAGGTAAGCGTATTGACATGGAAATAGAAACGGGTCATTACATTCTTAAACTAAACATACGTGATACACAAGGTGGTGATGGTTATCCTACCCGTATGATGTGTGACTACTCTTACAAATAATGGCACTAACAGATTTTGATAAAATACTAAAACAGTATGAGGACACCGAAAATGATTTCGGGTTCTCTGCTATTTCAGAACAGGAATATAATTCCACAATTAAAGAGAGTGTACAGACCGTTGAGAATTACAAAGTTAATTTGACAGAAACGGAAAGACGCTTGGCTGAACTTGAGAAGATGATTATCCCTTTCCTAAAGAAACTACATAGTACAGGAGATAAAGAATATATCTACTGGCCTAATCGTAAACCAGCAATTGAAAAACAAATTGAGGCAATTTTAAAATTAACTAGAGGATGATAAATTATGAAACCGTTAGTGACTGTGATTACACCTACAACAGGTGCACCGTATCTACGACAAGCGATAGAGTCGGTTAAAAATCAAACTTATGATAACATTCAACACTTAGTTGTTGTAGATGGTCAACCAAAAGGTCGTGTTATTGCTAGAGAATATCCACATATTGACCTAATAGACCTCCCATACCCAACAGGAACCGACCGGTTCAACGGACACCGAATCTATGGTGCATCAGTCTACCTTGCAAAAGGTGACCTGGTTTGTTTCTTGGATGAGGATAATTACTATGAT